ACAAACCGCCACCAAGAGCCGTCGGCACGTTCTGGCGTTCATCTTCCGTAAGGTAAATGGAAGTAACCTTGTCGGCCAGACGTAAGCGAAGGTAGGTATATCCCTTTTCAAACAGGATTTCGTTATCTGTGAATCCCATTTCCATGAGAGGCTGTATAAAAGCACCCATCACGCTAACGCCATTGAAAGTGATATTGGTACCGCTACCGTTCTTATCCTTAATCTCCATGACCTTTGCCAGACGCTCACGCTCCTTGTCAAGTCCAAGGTGCTTGATGAACTGCTCCGTCTTGTCTGTTGAAAGAAGGTTGATAAGCAGAGAGGCCATATCCTCACTTTCCATTTCCTTCATGAAGAATTCCTTTCGCTCGTTGAACTTCTCGATGTCGTACAGGTCGTTATAGGTGTTAGGCGCGGTGTGATAGGCCAGAATCTGACAGCATACGTCTCTGCTGTGATTGGCAAGGCGCATGGCTTCAACATAGGGACTGGTATTCAGCAATGCACGGTTGATGCCAAGTCTCTCTACCTGCCGATGCAAAAGGAACATCTTAGCAAGCGTAACAGGGTATAGATAGAATTGACGGCCTCCAAGCGTGAAAGGGTGTGGCCGTCCAATTATGACATCTTCGAGATTGTAAACAATATCCTTCATGTTGCCGATTCTGATTAGTTCCCCGGACAGGACTCGAACCTGTGACCTCTGCTGTATGAGGCAGAATTCTGACCAACTGAACTACCGGGGCCAGCCGACTATTACCCGTCGGCGAGGGCTTTAAGAGTTCTTCTTCTGGAAGAAGTCGATGTCCGTCAGCTTGCCGTTGGCATCAGTCTGGCCCTTGGTCTTGTAGGTGTAGACAGCTACCAGACCGTCCGTAGAGTCAAACTTGACGGCCAAATGCTCAGAGCAGTCTTTCAGCTCAACACCAGCGGCACCCACCTTTTCGGGGGTAACGGTCACGTCACCGAACTCTTCCGTGAAACCACACTCCACCTCGGTAGGATCCTCGATGCGGCGGTTGTAGGTAAGAATGTACTTGTCGGGTGCCTTCTTGCGGCCTTCGCTCTCGCCGCCCTCAATGTTGGCGACCTGCTCCTGGCCTTCCTCAACGGAAAGACTGGTTGAGTTCTCCACGATGTCGTCGTGGTCATTCACTTGGCACTTGCCCCAGCCTAATACTTTTCTTGTTGCCATGATTTTCTACGATTTTAAGTGATTATTCTGCACATCTTCTAAACTTGATTCTCACATAGATGTACGTCTCATGAGTAGCAGGGTCTTCGAGGGAGCGGATTGTCGGTCTCTCATCTTCCGGCAGAAGGTATTCGGGAACATTGAAGGAATCCAGCCAGTCACGGATGACCTGCTCCAGCGTATCGATGCGCCCGATGTCCTTCACGGGCTCTGTGTCCTTCCCGAAGGGTTTCTTAGGGACAAACACGTTAATGACGATGAAGCCGTCTTGAATCTGGCCGTCGAGGGCAGAATTGAAGATGACCACGGCATCCTCCGTCTTGGCATTCCGCTTGCGCATACCATCACGCAGCACAGAGCCGCCTATGGCTTCTGCAATGGGGCTTTCCTTGACAAAGTGGTAGAAGTCCTTTTCAATCTGTGTCCCGGTCTTGATGTTGCTCATTTCTTCCTTACTATGAATCCGATTCTTCCTAATTCCTGCGGTACCAGACGGTCGGCAAGCAGTTCCGATGAAGAAAGAACATTTCTTCCGTAATATTCTTCGACATAGGAGGCGTAATTCATTCCGGCCACGACAATGAGACATATTCCCTTGGGATAATCTCTCACCAGCTTCGCCATAAATGCTTCGGCTGCTGCCTTGCCTTCCGTTCCGTTGCCAGTCCGTTCCACTACTGCCTGTTCTATCACTTGGCCATCCTTAACAACTGCATACCCGATGGAGGAACGTAAGTTTCCCGTCGGGTTGTTGTAGTTGCCATTTTCTCTGGCTTCATTGATACACTTGCTACCGATATAGCAGAGCCTGTCGAGAATGGCATTCTCGGCTCGCTCTGTCAGCTCGTCAATGGCCATGTCGAACTCGGATAATGGAGTTTTCAATTTAACTGGCATGTCAGACAATGATTTTGATTCTGTCGAGGCAAACGTCCTGGATGTCCTGCACCTTGAACTCGCCAAGCTCCTTGTTTCCCCTTACGAGGCGCACGGTATCGGTGTCTAACCCGTCGGGAATCCGCTCAATCAGCACTTCGTATGCCTCATGGGTGAAAGTCCCGCCTACGCTTACACCTTTGTTATCGTGCGTGTTCGTCTTGATGAAGCAACGGACTGGCTCACTCCAGACAGATTCGGCAATGACGGGCTGGCCGTCATCGTCAAACTGCCCGTCGGCAGCGTTCATCCTGTATGTCAATGTCCCGTTGGTACGCATGGTTAGTAGAATTGAGACCCGTCCTGTATCACGGTCATACTATCAGTGAGATACTCGGAAGCATCCAGGCCGAACCGCTGGCACCAGAAGAGAATGTTCTTTTCCACCGCCTCGCGGTTTATGCTCACGTTGATACCACCCTCGCTGCGGGCAGACTCAACCCATCCCTTGACGACAACGATAGCGGCCTTGACGATTTCCACGTTATTAGGCACGGCATTGTCGCTTGGCTTGATGCCTGCATCCTCCAGCACGTCAATGAGCACGTCATCGTCGGCATAGCAGGTGTCGCATATCAGCTTGCACTTCGCCCTGAGTGCTTCCAAGTTTGTTCTTTCCATCACTGCTGAGTCTTGAGGGTATAGATATCCATTCCTTCAGTAATGATGGGCAAAGAGAGGGACTGAGCCTTGGTAAACTCTCCGTGGTTGTCGCCCTTGGTCTCGCCAACGTTCCACTGGCTGATGCGGATGCGGCCATAGTTGCTGTAGGCAACATCGGCCTCCTGCTTCAGCTCATTGTCAGCGTAGGCATTCTTGACCGTTCCGAGCTTCCCGGCAGGAAGACCCACCAGGTTCTTCTCGTTCCACGGGTTGTAGCTCAGGAACTGACGGCCCTTCTGCACACGCAGACGACGGCGCACCTTCTCGAAGGTGGGATAGTCGTTGCTCTGCATGTACTCGTTGATGTCCTTCAAGGTGACAATCTTCGAGGACTTGTCAGTACCCCAAATCATCTGCTTCATCTTCTTGCAGCGGCACATGTAGCTGATGCGCGAAGGAGCACAGAGAATGGTGGAAAGGCTGGTCTTGTCCTCGGCGGCGTCAATCAGCTCGAAAACATCTTCCATCGGGTCAACGGTGTCGAGGTTAGCTTCCGTCCATTCGACCTTGCTGCTGGCAAGGTTGGCCTGTGGGAAGTTCATGCTGATACCACCACGGATGGGGCCCTCGGGGTTGTTGTTCTCGTCGAAGGTGAATACACCGTGGTTGGAGAGCATACCAAGGAAAATCATGTCAATCTTTCCCTCTACAGCGTTGACAACCGTCTGGACGTTGCCCCACATGAGGTTAATGAGCTGGCGGGTCTTCTGTTTGCCACTGAGGCTCTTGGAGTCGAGAATCTGGAGCATCTTGCGGTAGTCCTTCATGCTCAGAGGCAAAGTAAGGGCGTGGTTCATCACGCTCTTCTTGATGGTATCCAAGCCTTCCGTCTGCAAGATAGGCTCCTTGGCATCAATGCCGATAGTGGGAGCCACAACGGTAATGTTGTACTTGCCCACAAGTTCCTCGAAGTCCAGTCCGATGGAGGGGTCATCCCAGTCGAGCCATCGGGTGTAGAGCACCTTGTCAAACAGTCGCTTCTGCAGCTCAGAAGCCTTGTCAATGCGAATCTGCACGTTCTTCGTGAGTTCGCCAAAAAGAGAACTGAGTTCTGCCATAGTTACTGCTCGATTACTTTGATGTTAGGATTAGCTTTGAGTGCATAACCATCCTCAATCAGCCATTCCTCGGGGAACGGCGGGAGAATGTCTTTCAGAAGGACAGCGTCATACGCCGGGGCCAGAGCGGGATAACGCTCCTTGACGAATTCCTCGTCTTCGGCAAGTACGCTGTTAGGAATGAACTTGGGCGAGGCGTTCTGCAACACAACATAGTCGTTTGCGGCAAGCTCCTTCTCACCGAGATAGGGAGTGACAGAGGCGAGGTTGATTTCACCGTCAGATGCGCCGGAGGCGACAATCTTCAAGGCTCCCTCGGTTGTACTCTCTGCGTCGATGTAGCCACTCTCGTTCGCTTCCTGAATGAAGTGACCCTCTGCAAGCGTGGAGATAGCTGCGTTAAGAGTCAGCACGTCATAGTCGGGGTTACTGGTGTCGATGGCCTTGACGGTGGTCGTCTTGGCGTTGTTGGACAGATCCATCACAACGTCACCGACCTGGAAGTAGCCACCCTTCACAACCCTTGGCTTCGTGGTGGTGCCGCCAGTCAGAACCTGAGCCACCTTCACGACGGCGCAAGTCAGTCCGGCCAGAACCTTCACCCATGCCCCTCGGTAGATTTTCGTACCTACGGGGAACTCCTGCACTGGCTTGAAACCTGCTGGCAGGATTCTACGCTCCTGTCGCCAGAACGGGTCCGGATGCTTCGTGTAGGATTCAGATGCGAATGTAATCATCTTACACAAATGGTTTTACTTGTTGTCAGGCAATGATTTGGCCCACTCTTCGGCATCATCCTCCATTGCCTTTTGAGAGGATGATAAGATGTCCGCCTTTTCGACTGGCATCAGTTTGTTGGTGACCAGATCCTGCTTGTATTCCTTCAACTCCTTCTCGATGTCTGCGTCATCGGCAATGCTGAAACGCTTCATGAGGAAGTCGGGGATTCCAAGCTCTTTCGCTTTCAGAGTGATGGCTGTCTGACGCTCACCCTTGGCCTTCTCAGCTTTAAGTGCAGCATTTTCATCCTGCAATGCCTTGATGGCCTCGTCGTTCTGCTTCTTGTATTTGCGGAACCACGAAGGGGGATTCTTGCCGTCATCGTTGCCCTCATCGTCGTCACCTGCTCCCTCGTCGTCATCATCCCCAGCCTTTTTGGTCGTGGTCTTAGTCTTGGGAGCCTGTTTGCGCGTCTTCCTCGTAATTTCCCCCTGGATAATCTTCGCAGTGGGAATGAGCGAATCCGCAACACTCGCGATGGCCTCGTCTGAGGCATCGTCATTCAAGCCCTCGGAAGCTGACTCGGCCAGCTCCTCGATTGCCTTGTCTGTCAATCCAAAGTCTTTACATTTGTCTTGCAGAACCTTCAAAAGTTTCTTATTCATATTGTACAAAAAAGTGATTAATCGCGGCAAATTTACACAAAATTTTCAATATAGTGCCTATAAAGAACCTAATATTTTATAAAAATATGCGCTTTTAATGCGACAATAACTCTTTAA